TGGTTGTTTGAACGAGCCAAGATGAACCAGGACTGGATCCGCTACTACGCATATGGGAATGGTGGTCAGTTTATTGGTTGTGAATTCTTCTTCCGAGAACCAAGCCTAGCAATGCTGTTCAAGCTGACGTGGGGCTAATAGGAGAAAACATATGAGTGTTAGAAGTTTTATCCACGGTATGACAGCAGGTATGGTCCAGACACAAACCGCAGCTATGAATCTGAACCGCAATTCAATCTATCAGCAGAATTGGAGCAACATGATGGGTCTCCACTACGCAAACCGAGTTCCAGAGACGCCAACCCAGATCTTCACTAGGCTACATCGAGAGCAAATGAAGAACCTGCAGGTAGTGGCAATTCGAGAGCTCACAAAGGAAGATGCTCTGGAACTATCCGATTGGTTGGTCGAGCACATGAAGTCTCCATATATGATTGACAGCAATCCAATCATCAGCCGCTTGGAAGTATTTTGCCAAGATATCAATGATGCCCTCCTACTAAAGCTGACATGGAGTTGAGTATGAACAAAGATGATCTATACGAAGCCTTCTTTGATACCCGTTCCAAACTGGACGCTCTAAATCGGGATGATATGGTCTATAGTGCTCGTAATGGTAAACACCGCTACTCCTGGACTGCTGATATTGAGTTGTGTGCCAATAGCTTTGGTGGACAGATCATGGAAATGGGTGGTCACACTGGTCCACTGATTGAGTTAGTCATGGAATATGCTCGTCGTTATATCGTAGCTCGTGACTTCAACATCCTGGACCGAAAAGAATCCAAGATGATGTGGAAGCTACAAAACCCATGAAACAAGGCTGGACACTTGAATGGTATATCGAACACCAGTTCAGCGAAGAGGTGAAGTAATGGTTCAAAACCTCTAAATAGCAATTAAAGAAAGTAGGATAAAACTATGTTCAAAGGTCCAGGTCCTGGTCGTCCCAAAGGATCCATAAACAAATCAACCAAGATGATCAACGATTTCCGTGACCAGCATGGTGATCAGTGGATCATGGAAGTGTGGGCTATTGCCACTAGCGCGACATCTAAAGAATCAGATCGTCTCAAGGCACTTGATATGTTGGGTAAGAAGGTCTTCCCAGACATGAAGAGCATTGAACTATCTGGTGAACTGGATACGCAGCCAGAAAAGCAGATTGATCTTACCACGCTAGAGAGCACTGAGCTCGAAGTCCTCAAGAAGGTCTTGGAACAAAAGGCCAAGGACAACGACTAAATAGTTCTGTAAACTGTTAACAGAGCCCGAAGGTGGACCCTCAGTCGTAATACCCGGCTGGGGGTCTTTCCATGACTAAATACCCGCATGAGCAACCAACTAGATCTTAGCGGCATTGATATTCACGAACTCCTCCTGGACATTGAACGGGAGAAGTGTCGTCGTAGCATGAGTTACTTCGTTCAGAAGTTCTGGAGCACAATCGATCCCGCACATTACACCCACAACTGGCACGTAGATACTGTCTGTGAAGCCCTACAAGGGGTCGCAGAGGGTCGTATCAATCGCCTAGTAGTCAACATCCCCCCTGGACATATGAAGTCACTGTTGATCGGTGTTTTCTTCAATGCTTGGTTGTGGGGACCTGCAGGATTGCCACAAAAGCAAGTCCTATCCACCTCCCATAGTCAGGACTTCTCAGCCCGTGATACGCGCAGGACTCGTGAACTGATCACCAGTCAAGAGTTCCAGGAATTGTGGCCAATCACTCTGGCAGGAGACCAGGACAGCAAGACCAACTTTGTCAACACTCACAAGGGACAGCGACAGGCCAAGAGCTTTGGTTCGCTTACTGGTGCTCGTGGTAACATCCTGGTCATCGACGATCCCATCAGTGCCAACGACGCATTCAGTGATGCTGCTCGCGCCAATGTCAAGCAGATCTTTCTGGAATCCGTTCCAACTCGATTGAACAACCTGGAACAGGACGCGATCATCATCATCGCTCAGAGGCTCCATGAAGAAGATATTGTTGGTGTGATCCAGCAAGCCCAGTTGCCCTATGAGTTCGTGGTGATCCCAACGGAGTTCGAGGGCAAGACCACCATCAATGAAAAGCTGAACCTCCTGGATCCACGTAAGCAGAATGGCGAGCTACTGTTTCCCAAGTTGTTTCCACGCACGGAAATCGAGAACCTCAAGAAGTCACTGGGACCATACGGCTTCGCAGCCCAGCACCAGCAGACACCAAGTCCTCGCACCAACGGCTTCTTCGATGTCTCTAATATCCATTGGTATGAGAAGGAAGAACTACCCAAGAAGGAACATCTGAACATCTACATGGCAAGCGATAACGCACCAAGTGGAAACAACGATTACAACGTCCATGTTGTCTATGGTATCGATAAGAACTTCAACTTCTGGTATCTGGATGGCTTCTACGAGCAATGCCAGATGAACACCAGTATTGGTCTAATCGAAGGCAGTGGTGGCTTCAAGATGGATGAGACCAAAGGCGCACTGGCTCTACTCAGGAAGTGGAATCCAATGTGCTGGTTCCCTGAGAACGACAACAACTGGAAGAGTGTGGAGAACTTCGTCAAGATCGCCATGCGACAGAACGGACTCAACAACCGCATCATTCCACTCCAGCTTGTGGGCCAGGGAAACAAGGAAGCCAAAGCCCAGAGCATGGATGCTGCGATGCGACAGGGTCTGGTTCACTTGCCAGCTAATTGGCATCTCAAGACAGAGTTTCTGGCAGAACTAGCCAGCTTCCCCATGGGCGCACATGACGACATGGTGGATGCTCACAGCAACTTCTTCCGCGCACAACGTCTCCACCAGAATGTCATCAAGAAGCCAGTTGTTCGTGAAGGACCGGTGGACGGATACAAGCCAGTGGGACAGGCCGCAAGCCAGCGAGGCCACGGAGGGGGCAACGGGTTTTATGGCTAAGAGTAAATAGAATGTCCCCAATGGAGTAAAGATCATGGACAGAGAGACATTTGAAGAGATTGTTTGGATTGGTTGTGGCATTGAGGTTACGCGCCTCATGTGGATTAATCAACCCTTCAAGGAATATCTCATGTCTCTGGGCACACAGTTCAACCTCAAAGGTAGCACCTATACACTCATTCTAAACCTAAGTGATTGTTCGGTTACTTTGGAGGAGACCCTGCAGATGCTGGCCAACAAACTCTATTACCTGTCTAAGGCCTTGAGGGACGAAGAAGACGATTTCTAAGGAGCAACCACATGAACCTTACACGACCTGAAAAGCTACCACTGGACTTCTGGGCACACCAGGACTGGTTGGATCACTACTCGTTTGCTGAACAACTTACTGATATCTCCACCAATGGTGACTACAATGATATCAGGGATACTTGGGAGACTCTTCCGGAGGAAACCCGCAACTGGATGCTTGGAACTCTCCTCAATGGCAAGATCCAGATGCTATCCAGCAATGCGTTCATCCTACCAGTATTCAGTCCAGTGGCATGTGAATGGATTCTGGAACGTAGTAAGCTCTACAATTACGAAGAAAACGTGGAGGGTGAGCTAGAGGAGTATAGGATTCCAGAAGTCCAACTCCAGACCAGTGATCCGTTGTTCTTTCAGCATGTGGGATTGGCTCTAAGTCATTTCCTGAGTCCGTGGTTTGCGATGATCTGGAATGCCCAGCCCAACATCATCAATACCATTCAGCTTGCCAAGTATAATCCTGCAGAACGTGTCAAGGGTAACTGGCATATTGATCGTGATAGCGATTTCACCGCAGTGATCAGCCTCAACCCAGGTGGCTTTACTGGTGGTGGCACAGAGATTGCCGATGGTCCCTTTAGCAGCGTGACCATTCCACCTTTGCCCCAGGGTTGGGCACTGATCTTTGATGGCAAGCGAACCTATCACCAGGGATTGCCCGTTGAGAGTGGTGATCGTGACCTACTCGTTGTCTGGGCAGAAAAGGATGTGAAAGATGAACAGTGAAGACACCAAGGAACTAGAGCGCCTACGAGCCCTCCTAAGAGCTTCTGAAGGCGTGGGCTACAAGGATCGCAGGGAAGCCATCCAGGCCCGCATTGATGATCTTACAAAGTCTGAGACGGTGGAAGAAACACCTATATCGCCTCCGCCATTGGATCTCAGTCAGGAAGGTTAAGTTCTTCCAAAGTCCAAGCGCAATCATTGGTGAATGGGTTCATATAGAGGATTTTTACTCCGTCAGCCACTTGCTGGTCAGTTAATCGACTCCCTGAACCCCATTTGCCTGATGCTCCTTTGCTAGTAGATCTTGTTGCTGTTTTTACATCAATAAGAATTGGTGTTTCACCTGGTTTGTAAGCGATCATGTCAACAGGACCAGTAAAGGTCATAGACTGGAACGCGTAGTATCCTTGCTTCAACAACCAGGATAGGGCAGCTACTTCATTGATTGCGCCTTTATGGACTGCGCTGAGTTGTCCGGTTTCTTTAGCCATGTCGCGCTTTAGCAAACCGATTTTTCATAGTCACTAAATAGTAGCAATCCGGATTTAGAATAGAGGTTCATACATGGCCACCGAGAACATCACTGGTTCCCCGTTCGAGGTGGAACCACGTCCCATTGGCGACCTTGTCAAGCTGATTGACAGTGGACGCGCAGCATTTGCCGAGAATACCAAACTACAAGAGCGAGATCGTGACTATTATGATGGTCGCAATCAGCTAGATTCTGAGACGCTCAAGATCCTAAACTCTCGTAACCAGCCACCGATTACATTCAATCAGGTGGATCTTGCCGTGAATGGCATCCTTGGTGTGGTTCAGAGTTCTCCCACCGATCCCAGGGCTTGGCCACGCACTCCATCGGCAGAAGATGCTGCGGACGTTGCGACCAAACTCCTCCGATACATGGCCGATGTTGTCAAGCTAGATGAACAGAAGCCAGAGATGGCCGCTAACCTGGTTATTGAAGGTGAAGTCGCTGTTCACATTGGTGTCAAGCAGAAGACCAACCGCAAGACTGGTGAGGTCCGTGTTCTACCAATGATGGAACTGATCAACCCCGATGAGTTCTTCTACGATCCCACTTCCAGGAAGATTGATTTTAGCGATGCTTCCTACATGGGTGTGAGCAAGTGGATGAACAGCAAGGACGTTAAGGCTCGCTATGCTGAACGTCTAGAAGAGATTGGTGATCCAAGTGGTGGACAAGGTGGTATCCTGGGTGCTCTGAATCCAGAGGATCGCCCCAGGGATATGTGGTGGACTGATCCCAAGAACAAGCGCGTCATGGTAGTGGAACTCTACTACTATGAGATGGATGCGTATGGTGAGAAGGAATGGTATCGCACCGTATTCTGTTCCACCGGTGTTCTGGAACATGATGTCGCGGGTTACCACAATGATCATGGTGAGAGCATCTGCCCAATCCAGGCCGTAAGCTGTAACATCGACCGCGAGAACAATCGTTATGGTCTGGTCCGTGGTATGATCCATGCCCAGGACGAGATCAATGCTCGCCGCAGTCGTTCGCTCTACATGGCCAATAACAACAAGGTCCAGAAGAACGACCCCAACTACCAGTATCCAGATGTTGATCCCGATCTGGTTGCCCAGCAGGCAGCAAAGGCAGACGGCGTTCTTCCACCTGGTTACCAGCTAATCCCCAACAACGATCTGGCAAGTGGTCAGGTTCTCCTGCTCAATGATGCTCGTGAGTTCATCAGCCGTCGTGCTGCTTCTCCAGCAGTCCTTGGTCGTGTTGATGAAGCAACCAGTGGTCGTGCCAAGCTAGTGGATCAGCAGGCTGGTCTAACTGAACTTGCCATTACGCTGGCTCGCTTGGGTGACTTGGAGAATCGTATCTACCGTCACTTCTGGTATGCGGCTCAGGAGTTTATGGATGCTCCAATGATGATCAACATCACTGGTGATGCCGATGTTGTTGAGCACATTGAAGTAAACCAGCCAATCATGGAGAAGAGGCCACAGATGGCGATGGGTCCAGATGGTCAGCCAGTAATTGATCCAATGACAGGTCAGCCACAAATTGAAATGGTTGATCAGCTAGTGGAAGTGAAGAACGAAGTAGCCAAGATGGACATGAACATCAGCGTTACCAGTGTTCCACAGAGTCCAAACCTCCAGAGCGAAGTGTTCGAACAGTTCATGAAGCTCATGCAGACTGGTTTGCCATTGGAGAGCCCACAGTTTGAGTTCCTCATCGAAATGGCTCCGCTCCAGGACAAGAGCAAGATCCGCGATCTCATGAAGAAGGTCAAGGAAGAAGCTCAGCAGGCACAGGAAGCACAGGCACAAGCCCAGCAGCAGATTGCTCAGGAACAGGCACAGCTTGCTGGTGATAAGGCCAAGAGTGATATCGCTAAGAACATCGGCCATGCTCAGAAGGCTGAAGCTGATGCCAACTATCGCAGCACGGAGACACAGATTCTCCAAGCACAGATGGGATATCAGCCTGGACTAGTTCCAATGAGTGGTCCATTTCCTCAGGCATAAATAGACTACAGAACAACCTGAAGTGATTTCGCCAAGGCTAGGCGACAGGTTGTTCCAGATCGATTTGTTTACCACTGATCATGGTGAACATTCGCACCGCCGCCGGGTGTGGTTGATACGGGCGACTACGTGGAGCAAACCACGATACCAAAACAGCCGGGACCGGGTCATCGAGGTCATTCGTGAACCACACGTATAAAGGAACTGGAAATGAGTATCGCAAATCTGTTTGGAACCTCGTCTGATTCAAATGAACCAGAAGAGGAAGTTGAAGCCGTTGTTGATCAGTCCCAGGAGGCCGAAGAGCCCGATCAGACTGATCAAGTGGAGGAAGTTGTCGAGGAACCAGCTGAGCCGGTCGTAACCGAGACTCAGTCCGAACCCGCAAAGTCCACCAAGCGTGAGGATAAGGGACATTTTGCTCCCATCAACGTCCTTCTTGATGAACGTGAGCGCCGTCAGACGGCAGAACGTGAACTTCAGGAATATAAGCGCCGCGAGCGTGAGGCCCAGCAGAGGCAGCAGGCACCAGATCCAGGAGAAGATCCATACGCTTTTGCTCAGTATCAGCAGGCAATGTTCCAGGAACAGATGCGTGCTCAGGCTCTGGACACTAGCTATCGCTTTGCTCTCCAGCAGGAGGGTAAGGAGTTGGTGGATAAGGCAACCGCTTGGGCATACGAAAAGGGAATGGCAGATCCTGCCTTTGACTTTGCGTTTACCCAGCAGCACGATCCAGTAGCCTGGGTTGTTGCCCAATACAAGCAGAATGAACTCCTAAACCAGGTTCAGACGGATCCAGACGCTTATGTCCGCCGTCGTGCTATGGAACTGGGACTCATTCCGAATCCTGAAGCAGTCCAGCAGGCAAGTGGTGCTCCACTAAATACTGGCGTAACTCAACCAACCAAGAAGCTACCAAGCGGATCTATTGCCTCGGCACCAAGTGCTGCGAAAGCAACGACTCCCGCAACGGACAGCCCCATTGGTCGAATGTTCAACAACAAGTAATCATTGAGGTAATCAACAATGGAATTTAAGCTAGCAAGTGCCTCTGCCAAGCAGCAGTGGGTAACTGAATTCACCGAGGCGTATGTTCGCACCTCCGGTTTCATGCCTTACATGGGCGGTTCGGATAACAACATTATCCGCGTTCGTGACGAGCTCAAGGGTTCGGGCAACCTGATCAACATCCCACTGGTTCTCAAGCTGAACGGTGCTGGTGTTCGTGACGCACAGGTCCTCTCCGGTAACGAAGACGACATGGGCAACGCCAACGACCAGATCCGCGTTAGCTACCGTCGTAACGCAGTCAAGTTCACCAAGAACGAGACTTTCAAGACTGAGCTGGACCTTCTGGGTGCTGCTAAGCCTCGCCTGCGTAACTGGGCCGCTGAGTCGCTTCGTGATGAAGTGATCGCAGCTTTTGGTTCCGTTATCGTCCAGGGTGCTGTCGACGCAGACGGTTTCTCGACCGATCTCCAGCTGCCATACGCATCGGCTTCGTCCGCACAGCGTGACGCGCATCTGGTCAACAACACTGACCGTATGGCATTCGTTGGTGGTTCGTCCGCTTCGGGTGTTATGGCAACCGCACTGGGCACCGTTACTGGCACCCTGAGCGCAGCAGTCCTCTCGGCAGCAAAGCGTAAGGCAAAGAGCACGACCACTTCGGCGGCCGCTGCTATCACCCCTTACAAGACCGATGCTACCGCAGGTCGTGAGTGGTATGTTCTGTTCGTTGACAGCCTCGGCTTCCGCGACCTGCAGAACGACACGCAGATTGCTTCGGCCAACACCTACGCACGTTCGCGTGAGGGTAACGGCATGGACAACAACCCAATCTTCCAGGGTGGCGATCTCATCTGGGACGGCGTTATCATCCGCGAAGTTCCTGAGCTGGTCAGCCTGACCTTGAAGGGCCAGGGTTCGGGTGGTGTTGACGTTGGTCGCGCATTCCTGTGCGGTCTCTCGGCAATCACCGTTGCTTGGGGCCAGAACCCAACCCTGACTCAGGAGACCGTGGACTACGGCTTCCGTAAGGGTGTTGGTATCGAGGAAATCCGTGGCGTTAAGAAGACTTCGTTCAACGGCGTCGAGTATGGCGTTGTGGAAATCTTCTACCGCGAGAACGCTGACACTCTCTAAGAGTTAAGCAAAATGGGGAGGATCAGGAAACTGGTTCTCCCCATTTCCGTGAGTAATAAATAGATGCGTGGCCAGGAAAACTTGGTCATGTAACATCCTGGCACGTAACCATTCGCTGACAGGCTTTGATAAAGGAAATACCAAAATGGCTATCTACAATTCGGTTCAGATGACTGCTCCTACCCTGCCTATCTCGGGCGTTGGTCTTGACGGTCGCAACATCCACGTCGCTCGTGGCGAATACAACGTTCCTGCTAACGGCACGCTGACCACCGCTGACGTCATCAACATGCTCCAGCTTCCAAGCCAGAGCCGCATCGTTCACGCAACCCTGAAGGCTGACAAGGTCGACACTGGTACCACGCTTCGTCTGAACGTTGGTACCGCTGACAACACCTCGCTGCTCTTCGCTGGTGCGAACGCTGGTACCACTGCTGGTGGTTCGGTTCTCGGTCTCTCGGCAATGAACCCAGTTGGTGTGGACTTTGTCACCACCGCACGTAAGACCACCATTCAGCTTCGTCCTTCGGCAAACGCTTCGGGTATCGCTGCTGGTCGCATCGTGCTGCTGGTTGAATACATCGTCGACAACCCTGCGTAATCAGGTTTGGGCAACTGGATCGTGGTTGCTCTAGTTGCCTAATAGGACCCGGTGGTGGCAACGCCACCGGGTCTTTCTAATTCAAGGAGACACAACATGGCTAAGATCAAGTATATCGCAACTCCAGACTCCGTCAACGAAGACATCACCATTGGTGACCTGGTCTTTGAACGCAATGGCGACTCTGTGGAAGTCAGCGAAGATCATCCTGAATACAAGATGCTCATTGCTAACCCTACCTTTGAAGTAGAAGGCGCCGAGGAAGAGGACCCCAAGTCTGATGAGCACAAGGAACTGGCAAAGACCATTGCCAAGAAGCCACGCGCTCGCAAGGCTAAGGCAGAACCAAAGGGAGAGTAACGATGGCAACTTGTAAGCCATACTTCTACATCATCGGCTGGAACAAGAGTGATACTTGGTATGCTGGTTGTAGGTATGCTTCTAAGGCATCGCCTACGGACTTCTGGAAAACTTATTTTACATCTTCAAAGTATGTCAAGGCTTACCGAGAAGAGAATGGCGAACCTGACTATAAGTTGGTGATTCCATTTCCAGATGCCAAAGAGGTATTGGCTTACGAAAAGCATTTCCTGTCCACTCGTTTCCGTCTACCAAACTGGTTGAATAAGAACTGTTCGGCTCAGATTGATACAACGGATCCGGTGGTAAGGGAAAAGATCTCCAAAACCAAGACTGGAACGATCTTTACTGAACAACATCGTAACAACATCAGCAAGGCGCAGTTAAAGAGGCAAAAAGGTGCTAACCGCCCAGAATGCTACATCAGTTCTTCTGAAAAGCAAAAGGGTGTTCCTAAGCCACAGAGCCAAGCTACAAAAGATACCCAGAAGTTGCGTATGAAGCAATGGTGGGCAGAAAGGAAGGCAAAGAATGGCAACCTGTAAGTCTATCATTGACGGCGCACTTCGCAAACTAGGTGTTCTTGCGAGTGGTCGTTCCGCTACTGACCAGGAATACGAAGACTCCATGGAAGCCCTACGGAGCTCTTACAGGACCTGGATCAATCAGGGCGTGTTTGGTAAGTTCAACGAGGTAACGGTCCAGAATGATTGCTATACGGCCCGTCCCAACGAACATATCTACCGCCTGAGTGGTCAGGATATCCAACTTCCAGGTCTGATCCGTATCAATGAGAATCGCGGTGACGATTATGGTTGGGGTCAACCAGGTGTCATGAGCAATCCACATGGCGATTACGGTATCACCCCTCCAGACGGTTCTATGGTTCGTATCACGGACAATGACACCAGTATCACTCTAACCTGGATCTTCGATGGCACCACCAAGCAGTGGGTCAACCTCGATGATCTCCTCCTCACTGATGAGGCTCCACTAAGCGAGCGCGATAGCAATGGTTTCAAAGCCTTTATGGCGGTGATCCTAAGCGAAGAGTTCGCAATGGAAGTTGGCCCTGTTGCCCTACAGCAGAGTCGTCATTTTACCCACAACCTGGCGGCACGTCCTGCCTCCTATAAGTTTGAAGCACGAAAGGAATTTGTATAATGGCAAATCGTCTACAGCAGGACGTCAACGCTACTCCGGTAGTCATTGTTGACGGCACAACCGGTCTACCAGTCGCAGGCGGTAGCGGTGGTGGCTCCACTAACTCCACGGTCCAGGGTGATACCGCTTCTGGAACTGCTGATACCGGTAATCCAGTAAAGATTGGTGGTCGCTATAACCCATCTGGTCTCAATCTAACTACTGACCAGCGCGGTGATCTTATGCTGACTCGTCTGGGTCACTTGAAGGTTTCTAGCGTCGTTGGTTTCACGGCTGCCGATGGCTTCAGTAACTCTTTTACCGGTCTTAGCCAAAACAACGTTGGTGATCCAGCACTGCCTATCATGGCCGGTTATGTGTTCAACGGCACCTCTTGGGATCGTCAGCGCGGTGATACCAACGGAACCTTCCTACAGGGTAATGTGGCTAATGGCGCAACCGATGCCGGTAACCCACTGAAGATTGGTGGCCAGGCAAATAACGCTGTCCCAGCAGCCGTCACCAGTGGTCAGCGAGTCAATCAGTGGTATACCCTCAACGGTGCCGCAGTTGTCAGCAACGGTCAGCAGGTTACGATCGCAGACGGTGACAATGGCACTGCTATCTATGGCACTGGTTTCAGTGGTGGTCTTTCCCCACTAGCAATCAAGAACACTGTTTTCAACGGCACGACTTGGGATCGCCAGCGTGGTGACGCAATTGGTACCTATCTGAACGCAACTAGCACGTTCATGGATACCACTACTGCTCTGGCCGCAAATGCGACCTACAACTTGGCTAGCCGTAACTTCGGTCAGGCTGGTGGTAGCCGCTACTGCTTCCTGGTATACGATATCTACACTGACCAGGCCGGAACTCTGTTCCTGGAGCGTAGCAGCGATTTCAGCAACTGGCGTCCAGCAAATGGTATCAATGGTACCGCTTGTGCTGCTGGTCAGAGCACGGTAGTCAAGCTGCCAGCTACTGTCCAGTATTACCGCGGACGCTTCGTCAACGGTTCCACTGCTCAGACTTCGTTCATGATCAGCGGTGCGCTCAGCCTCAACTAATAGTCAACAGGAGAAGAAGACATGGCTATTTTCATTAATGGTGTGGAAGCCCCTCTAGTTCCTTCTAGGATTCTAGACGGCTTCTACACCGTAGACACTCTTCCTCCAGCAAGTCAGAATATGGGCAAGATCGCCTTTGTTACTGATCTTGGTAATGGAGCAGGTAATTGCTTCAGTGATGGTAACTTCTGGATTCCTGCAGGTGCGCGTAAGCCAGCCAGTGTGACTCCTCAATCCACGATCACTGTAGATGCTCTACGTAATCCAAGCATCTTCCTGGTAACTGGAACGATCACCACGGCAATGAGCTTTGTGGTAGATACGGCCAATCTGTATCCAGGATATGCTATCACGATCAAGCGTCAGAGTGCTCTTTCCACGGTTCTAGGACTAGTGGGAAGCCTTGGTATCAAGACCAACACCAATGGTACCAATAGTGCTTCTCTGGCTCTTACAGATACCACATCCAATTTGGTGTGGGATGGGACGGCTTTCGTCCAATACTAAGGAGAAGACAGATGAATATGTTGGTTATTGGTGAGAACATCATTGATGGGAAGTTGGTAATCATCGAAGTAAGGGATGATGGCACGGCTCGTGCTACTTTCCCTAACTGGGCAGGTGAAGACTTGAGGCCCACCTACTTTGAGGTTACCACTCTAGCACTTCTGGTTGCGCTGCTTCCAGGCGTTCTAGCACAACATCCATAACTTGCGTGGCGGGGTTCTAGTGATCCCGCCATTGCCTTGAGTAAATACATGATAATTTGATAGGAGTTACACATGCCTCTAATTCCTCTTGGCGTATCTGCCTATGAGCGCAAGGATGGCCTCATCCCCGAAACGGAACTGGTCAACCTCTTCATCGAACAGTCGGAACCTGCCAATCAAGGTGAGGATCCTGTTCTTCTGCGACTCCAGCGTCCAGGTCTAACTCGCTTTGCCACCATGCCCTATGATTACGCCATCCAGGGTATGTTTCGCCAAGATGGTTTGTTTGGTGGCAAGATCTTCGTTACCAGTGCCGGACGACTATGGTCCGTGACTGGAGCAGCGGTAACTGATCTGGGAGATGTTCGCGAAACTGGTCTCAAGACTAGCTTTGCCGCCAACAACTTCCATCTAGCTATGGTAACCGCGGGCGGTCTGTTCCTCTATAATGGTTCAAATATCATCCAGGTGTCCATTCCCACTGGTCGCATCCCAGTGGATGTCACTGATATCAACAGCTATTTTGTAGTTGCCTGTTCTGATGGTCGTTACTACTGGTTGGAACCCGGTGCGACATCCATTGATGCTTTGAACTTCGCTACTGCTGAATCCAGCCCAGATGGTCTCGTTGGTGTAAAGCGCATCAAAGACGAAGTGTTCTTCTTTGGCCCTAGCACTATTGAGGTCTGGCAGCCAACTGGTGACCAGGATGCGATCCTGCGAAATGCTGGTGGTCGTCAGTTCGATCGTGGTTGTCTAGATCGCGATACTATCTGCAGGTTTGACAACTCCATGTTGTGGGTTGGCGAAGATGGTATCGTTTATCGAGTAGACAACGTTCCCAAGCGTGTGAGCAACTACGGCATCGAAGAGCGCATCAAGGCGCGTGCTGGATCTCTATCGGCTTGGTCTTTTCCATACAAGGGTCACCTGTTCTATGTTCTAAAGATCCCGGGTCAAGGCTCGTATGTTTATGATGCCTCTACCGAAAGCTGGAGTCAGTTCGCTTCTGAAGGCAACGATACATGGCGCCCAGCCACTGGAGTCAGTTTCAATGGCGTAACCTATTGTGGTGATGAACTTGGAACTGCCGGTGGACGTATCTGGACCCTAGACGATAGCAACTTTACTGACGATGGTACCAAGATTGTTCGTCGTATCAGTGGCACGATCCAGTTTGATGGTCGACCAGTTCGCAATGGTCACTTCTCTATGAGTGTTGGTTGTGATACTGATACTCTGTTCAATCTGCGCTGGAAGGACGGCCGTGAGCCATATCCAGATACATACGAACAGATGTATGCTAGGTCTCCAGTGGATGTGGTGACCCTATTCCGTTTGGGTCGCATGAACCAGCCCTTTCATACTTTTGAGATCATGGTAGATACCAACAGCAAGATCCGCATCACTGGTGCGAAGATCAATGAGGCTTGGGGCGGGACTAGGCGATAAGTAGATACATGACAAAGCCATTCTTTTACATCATCTCCTGGACTAAGGAAGACACCCACTACGCTGGCATTCGCTATCGTAGTGGGTGTCATCCAGATGATCTCTGGACCAAGTATTTTACTTCTGGAAAGAAGGTCAAAGCCTTCCGAGAACAACACGGTGAGCCAGACAAGTTCGAAATCATTGAGTTCTCCGATCTCCAAGCACTGTTCCAAAAGGAAATCGATTTCCTCAAAGACAAGATCAAAGACGAGCGTTGGTTGAACGTTCGATATGATCACTGGGGTTTGTTCCGTCGTAATGAAGAGAGCACCGAAGCAATGCGAGCAAAGCTACGTGGTCGCGTTCGCTCAGAAGAATTCAAAGAGAAACACCGCAAGCCTCGCTCTGCGGAATCCGTAGCAAAGCAACAAGCTACTCGAATTGCCAATGGTCTGAACAAGCGTTCAGATGAGGACAAAGCAAAGATTTCCGCTGGCAATAAGGGAAAGAAGCGAACTCCTGAACAGAACGAACGCAATCGCCAGCTACGGTTGGAATATTACGCCAAGAAGCGTGAGGAGAAGCGATAATGGCAACCACCTATGTAAAAACTCTCAAGCTAGCCAAGATCCAGCAGGACCAGGCTTTCGTTGAACCCTCGACTGGTAGGCCCACCCAGCTTACCACGAGGATCATCAACGACAATAACCAGAACGTGGAAGCACTGGTCAACGCTCTGGCACAACAGGTTGCTGATCAGCAGGCAATCATTGATCGTCTGGTTGCGGCAGAAGACAGCATCAGTCAGGCAAACACCGCAATCACGAATAATGCTCGTCAGCAAAAGCTGGTCAACAGCTACACCGATCCAGCACAGATCCT